GATCGAATATACCCACACGCAGGGAACGCAGAGGGACCCAATCACCGGGGCTTGAACACCAACCGCTCAAAGATTGACGGAAACTTCTCCGCGAACTTTTGCGAGAGAATCTGCTGCACAGGGAAGGCTGCCTGGTAGCGCGGTTGACGCGTGATGTAGAAGACGGTGTGGAAGCCCCGGGCGAGGCCGCCGTTGCGTGGCCTTGGGCCCACGCGTGCGTAGATACCACGTGGCAAGCCGCCGGGTTCGCCCACGAAGTAGTCAGATTGCCTGCGTTTGCGTTGGCTGCGACGTGCGCCGGATACGTTGCCGAGGTAGCCAGTTTCACGCAGACCCTTTAGGCGGCTCAGCACTTGGGTGTAGGTAGCGCCGCTGAGGTTGCCATAGGCATTGAGCCTGAGGGGATGCACGTCAGCTGGCACGGTGTACTCATTGCTTCGCAGCACGCCTGTGGCTTGCAGCGAGCGCTCGTATCGCTTGAGGTCACGCGGCTGGCCGGCGACCATGGGCTGCAGGTACTTGGCAGCTGGTGTGCCTTTGACTGCGGTGTCCTTAAAGCCGAAGCGTGCGGTGAGGTTACCGGGCTTTGCGGGCTGCACAAAGACGGCGTTAGTGGTCCACTTGGTCGGGCGATCGACGTAGCGCGGTGTAACGGCTTTGAGGTGATCGCGGGAGTCATAGGCGGCCAGGGTCATCGCCCTGGCGGTGTCCTTATCAAGGTTGCCGCGTACTGCAGAAGTAAACCGAGCCAGCTTGTCGAGCTGGCTGGTGTCAACGATGAAGTCGATCTTCACGACCGGATCTGCACTGGCATCAGGAGGTAAGTCTGACCGGGCTCGCCTTGCAGGACGACAGGCGCTGTTGAGCTGTTGGATTGAATGGTGATCGTGTCGCCACCCATGCTGCGTAGGCCGTCGATCAGGTAGTGGGCATTGACGGCAAGGGTTGGCAGCTTGCCATCGGCTGCGATGGATTCGATGCCGCTGTTGGCTTCGACTTCGGCGCTGAGCTTGAGTGCAGAAGCGGATGCCTTCAGCTTGACGACGCTGTTGTGCTGGTCAGCGATCACTGCAACGCGCTCCAGGGCGTGGAGCAGGGTGATACGGTCAGCGGTCAGCGTGGCCTTGAACGTGGCGGGGATAAGCGCCTGCGCGTTGGGGTATGCGCCGTCCAGGATGCGGGAGATGATGCGCGTGCCATCGGCAAGGGTGATGGCGGCATGAGCGTTGTCGCAGGCGATAGCGGCCGGTTGGCGCACCATCTGCAGCGTGCGGGCTGGGATGACCACATCCAATGCGGCCGCATCACACGGCATGGTGCGCGTGGCAAGGCGATGGCCGTCGGTTGCCTCAAGGCGCAGTTGTGCGCCATCGGCCGCCAGGTGAACGCCGGTCAGGATCTGCTTAGCCGCATCAGCGCTGCAGGCCAGCAGCACGGCGCTGAGCGGATCGGAGATGTCCACCAGATCGCCCGCATCGGCCTTCACCACAGGCAGTGCGGGGAAGTCATCGGCCGAGGCTATGGAGAGGCTGTAGGAGCCGCCTGCAGCGGCCAGCGTGAGGCGTGTGCCATCTACTGCCAGGGAGACGGCATCTGAAAGACGGCTTGTGATGTCCGACAGCAGGCGATATGGCACCACGGCGCTGCCGGCAGTGGTTACAGCGGCTGGGATGGTGGCGTGAATGCCTAGCTCAAGGTCATAGGCGGTCAGGTGAAGCTCGCCATCATCAGTGGCGACCATGCAGACGCCCGCAAGGATCGGGTGCGTCTTGCCGGTGCCAACAGCGCGGGAGAGCGTGCGGAGGGCTGCGTTGAGGTCAGCGTGAGAGCAGGTGAGTTTCATTGAGCAGCAGCTTCGGATAGTGCGTTGATGATGCGGTCGCAGTCGGACTGGAATGCGGCGACCACTTCCAGCGGGATGGGGCTGGCGTCGTCTTGTGCGTTGTCGCGGATGGCGCAGGCGTAGGCGTGCGCCAGGAGGAGGGCGTCATGCAGCCGTGTCAGGACGGGCTGCTGTTTGGTTGAGGCGGTTGATGACATAGGCAACGATCAGCTCGATGTGCCGATGTGGCAGGTCGCCGTGCATGAAGGCCGCGGCATCGGACACGAGGCGATGGTACGCCGCCGTACTCAACCCTGCAACATCCCCACCAGTGGCCAGCGCCCGGGACCGGATCAGCGCAGCGCGTGTGGTGCCGATGGCCGCGGCCTCCTGGTCCAAGCGGGCCACGTCGTCGGGCTTGAAGCGAACTTTGATCTCCATGCGCGGCAGGGTAAGGCCTCTAACGGTTCTTACGGTGTCTAACGGTAGGCGTAAGACCGAGATCCCGCGCCACGACTGGGATCTGCCTCCTTACTTACACTTCTTACACTAAAAAGGGTATAGATAAGAGAGAGAGAGAGAGAGAGAGAGAGAGAGAGAGAGAGAGAGAGATCTATGGCTTGCTGGAAACCGTAAGAACCGTAAGAACCGTAAGAAACCCAGTGATAGCAAGGGTTTTCAGCCTTACAGCAGCCGTTAGATCCCTAACGGTCCAGGGCAATGGCCACCGCGCGACTGCTGGTGAGGCCACGGAAGTGTGTAACGCCTGCCTTGCTGGCACCAGGCAAGCGAGCCAGCACAGTGGGCCAGCAATTCGCCCAGGCGGTGTCGGCGAGCATTGCCGCAAGCGCAGGAGCGGTGTTGGAGATCAGCATCTGGCCGTCGTCGGCGCGGATGCCGTGACGACCCAGGACGGCCTGCGCTTCGGTGGCGGTGACCTGTGCATCAGTGGCGCGATGCTGGGCGATGTCCACCAGCTCCTTAACGGTGCGAGTGACGACACGCTCGCCACCTTCAACGCGCAGCTGGCGATGGAGGATGTGGTCAAAGCACCTCTGCTCATCGGGCACCTCGACCGACTGGCTGTAGCTGGTCCAGTCATTGCGCTCGATGAGATCCCACGCCTGCTCACGTGTCGGCACCTCGCGTGAGCTGAGCGACCATGCGCCGGCCAGCAGCGTGCCGTATTGATCGCCCAGTCGCTGGGAATCAAAGGCATCAGCCGCGGCCTTGATGAAGACGCGCACCGATTCACGGATGACGGGGATCAGCTCAATGGTGCGCGCCTGCAGGCGTTGGCCGATGGCATCGGTGATATGGCGATCCAGGTCGCGGTCCAGCGATTCCCAATGCGCGGTGCGCTGATCCTTCGGCAGCTCGCTGGGGTTGCGCAGGGTGAGTTGCGCAAAGCGGCTGCGGTCAGCGCCTTGCTTCAGTGCTGTGGCAATGGATGACATCATGAACATCGATCGGATGGTGTATCGCTGCGTCTCGCCTTCGGGGCTGCCCTTGAGCGTGTGTGCGCGTGACTCACTGCTGGCAACACGCGCCAGGCCTAGTACGGCCTGCATCCGCTGCTGGTCATTGCGCTCATTGCTCTCGGCTTCATCGAACACGACCGGCAGCGCATCGGCGCGCAGGGCCTGACGGATGCCGGGCTCAGTGGTGTTGCCCGCAACGATCAGGCCCATGTCGCCCAGCAGTGGCGCGACGAAGCGGCCGAGCACCTCAGACTTGCCGGAGCCTGAGCCGGCCGTGAGCCAGATATGCGGTCTCCAGTCAAGGGCACCACAGATCGGCGCCAAGGTGGCCCAGCCTGTTAGCAACAGGCCTGATGCCGGCACCTCCCAGAGGAAGCGGTTGGCAAGCTCCAGGATCTCGAATGCCGCGTGATCCGACAGCGGCGACGCACTGCCCGGGCCATGGAGGCGGCTGAGGCGTTGGTAGACATAGCGACTGCCTGGCAGGCCATCACGCACTGGCCGGCTGGTGCCGCTGACGATCAGCTGATCACCGAGGTGAAGCACCGGGCTGTCGTTATCCCACCAGGCGCCGCGACCACGGATGCGGTCAGGACTATAGACGCCGACTGTGGCCTGCTTGGCATAGAGGCTGCTGGCGGCTGCGGTCCAGTTGACGCCAACGCGGCCGCCGGGATAGAGCGTCTCCCAGTACGGCAGCTCCGCCAGCGCGCAAAGGTTGGTGCTGGTGTGTGAGGCACGCGATAGGCGGATGACTTGGCCAGTGCTGGCGGGTTGGTAGAAGTAGCTGTCACCGTCAAAGCCAAGACAGGCGAATGGCTCATCCGCCGCGACTGGCGGCAATGGCGGCGGCGGCTCCACGACAGGCTCCACCACCTGCTCCACTGCCTGCTCAATCGGCGGCGTGCGATTGGCCTTGAGGTATGCCGCGGCCTCCACTTCAGACCACTCGGCATCTGCCAGATCCCATCCTTCAGGTGCATCAGCTGGTGGATGCACGATGCGCACCTGATCGGCGCCGGCGACCAGCAGCCGCGGCGCCAGCTTGGCCATGGCGTCTTTGCCGACGGCATCAGCATCAGGCCATAACGTGCAACGCCGGCCTGCCAGCGGTGACCAGTCGGCCTTGTCGATGGCCTTGCAACCGGATGGCCAGGTGATCGCTACAGCAGATGGGAACAGGCGCTGCGCTGCGTCTGCGGTCTTCTCACCTTCAACGATGAGCACCGGTGCATCAGGCCGGCTGCGCAGTGCATCGAGGCGATACAGCGGACGCGGTGCTGGTGGCGCCTTCCAACGCCATGCCTCGCCATCCCACCAAAGCGGGCGGATCTTCTTGCCCGGGAAGCGGCAGACCAGGAATCCACTGCCATAGGGCCAGACGTGCTCAGCGCCCTTGGTCGGTGGATCCGGCACCTGTCCGAGGTGCTGCTCAATGCGGCGGCAGGCATCGGCGTACGGCCAGCCGGTGATGCGCATGAGCAGGTCCATCCCGGTGCCACCACCGCCGGCACCATCACGGCCACCGCATTGGTTGCAGAACCACGATCCGGTGCCATCGCGGTCATCGAAGCGGTAGCGATCGGTGCCACCGCAGCAGGGGCAGGGCTGATGCTTGTCTGTGAGCTGGTCAGCAGTAAGGCCGCCAAGCTCCGCCAGCAGGTCAGGCCACCTGCCCCGGGTGAGGTCTGTGATGGTCATCGCTTGAGTGCCTGCTCCAGCAGTAGGCGGATGGCAGTCGAGCGCGACATGCGATCACCACGCCAGGCATCAAGAAGCCGCAGCAGCTCTGGCGTAAGGCGGACGGGCGTTGGATGGGCCAGCTTCATGCGTGCGGCGGAAGGCTTGCGCACCGTAGCCGCCGCTGCTACTGTCGGCAAGCCTTGGCCGTCTTTAGCCGGGCACCAGTCACGCCACTGGTTTAGACCCACAGACGGCCCCGCACTTAACCACATGAAACAGTTCGAGCTTTTTAGTGAACAGGAGCGGCCTTGCGAGGTGGCATTGCCGCCTGGTGATGTTGTTTGGGGCTGCGATTACGGCAGCGGCTACTTCCACATCTGGAAAGCATGTTCAACTTGACATAGCCATGAACCTTCGCCCCTACCAACAACAACTCATCAGCGACATCCGCCTGCAGTACCAGCTGGGTCATCGCCGTGTTCTGGCGGTGCTGCCCACTGGCGGCGGCAAAACCGTTTGCTTCAGCTACATCGCCCAGGCTGCTGCCAAGAAAGGCAACCGCATCTGCATCCTCGTGCATCGGCAGGAGCTGCTGGACCAGGCCAGCCGCAGCCTGACGGTGATGGGTGTGGCGCATGGCCGCATCGCTGCCGGTCGCGGCATGGACCTGAGCCATGCAGTGCAGGTGGCGAGCGTCGCCACGCTGGCGCGGCGATTGCATCTGCTGCCGCCGGAGTTCTTCCAGCTGCTGGTGGTGGATGAAGCGCACCACACCAATGCCGGCACATGGGCCAGCGTGGTGGCGCACTTCAACACCGCGCGCCTGCTAGGCGTGACGGCGACACCGATCAGAGGCGACGGCCGTGGCCTTGGTGAGTGGTACCAGTCGATGGTGCAGGGTCCATCAGCGGCATGGCTGACAGAGCATGGATTCCTCGCGCCTGCCAAGGTGCTGGCCCCGCCGGGCTTCAACGCATCCGGGCTGCGCAAGCGGATGGGTGACTTCGATAGCCGCCAGGCGGAGGAGCGTGTCACCGAGATCCACGGCGACTGCTACAGCCACTACTGCAAGCACCTCAGTGGGCAGACTGCAATTGCGTTCTGCTGCAGCGTGGCCCACGCAGAGGCGGTAGCGGATCTGTTCAAGCGGCAGGGTATCGCCGCGGCCAGCATTGACGGCAGCATGGACGCCACCACCAGGCGCCAGCTATTGGAGGATCTTGGTGCCGGCCGGCTGAAGGTGCTGACCAGCTGCGCATTGATCGGTGAAGGCGTGGATGTCCCGAGCGTCGGTGGCTGCATCCTGCTGCGGCCAACGCAATCAGTCGGCCTGCACCTGCAGATGATCGGCCGGTGCCTGCGGCCACAGGATGGCAAGCGCGCGGTGATCCTGGATCACGTCGGCAACACGCTGCGGCTAGGCCACCACCTGGAGGATCGGGACTGGACGCTGGAGGGCATCAAGAAGCAGGATCGCGAGAAGGCACCGAGCGTCAAGGTGTGCCCGGTGTGCTTTGCGGCAATGGCCAGCACTGCGCAAGCGTGCGGCGACTGCGGCCACGAGTTCCGCGCGCAGGAGCGTGAGCTGATGGTGGTGCCGGGTGAGCTGCAGGAGGTGACGGCACGCGCACGCAAGCGTGAGCAGGGCGGCGCCAATAGCCTCGAGGCCCTCCGCCAGCTGGCGCAGCAGCGCGGCTACAAGCGCGGATGGGCGGAACGGGTGTATCAGGCAAGATTGGCGAAGCGGTATGGCATTTGACCGAGCAGGGTTGACCATGGCGGAGCATGGTGTATGATTTGGGGACAGCGGACGAGATCCGCGCCCCAACCTGAGAACCATGACCCTCCAGCAAGTCCTCCAAGCCAAAGCCGCCGAGAAAGCCGCCAAAGATGCCTTTTTTGCAGCCACTGGCGCCGCCGGCAGCAAGATGACCGCCAAGCAGCGCAAGCTGCAGGCTGCCATGATCGCCGCCACTCAAGCCCGCCAAGCTGCGATGACCGCCTATGCCGCTGCGCTCTGAGTGCGCGTCCTCATTGCCTGCGAATACAGCGCCCGCGTCCGCGATGCATTTCGCAGGCGCGGGCATGACGCATGGAGCTGCGACCTGTTGGAGTGCGAAGGCGATCCGCGCTGGCATTTGCAGCAACCGGTGGAGCAGGTGCTGGTCGATGGATGGGATCTGATGGTGGCGCACCCGCCATGCACGCATCTCGCGGTCAGCGGCTCGCGCCACTTCCACCGCAAGCAACAGGAGCAGGCCGAAGCGCTGGACTTCGTGCGCCTGCTGATGGAGGCGCCAATAGATAGGTGGTGCATTGAGAACCCGATCAGCGTGATCAGCTCTGCCATTGCCCCCCCTGATCAAATCATCCAGCCGTGGCAGTTCGGGCATGGTGAGACAAAGGCGACGTGTTTATGGCTGAAGAACCTGCCGAAGCTCAAGCCGACGCAAGTGGTTGATGGGCGCGATGCGCGCGTGCATCGGATGCCACCGGGCCCAGACCGCTGGAAAGAGCGCAGCCGCACCTATCAAGGCATTGCCGACGCCATGGCCCAGCAGTGGGGCGCGACTACGCTGCCGACGGCGGTTGAGCAGTTAGCGCTTGGCATCTGAGCAAACCATCCAGCAGCAGATCCGCCTCCAGTGCTCCAGAGGCCCGGTGCGCCTGCATCGCAACAACACCGGCACGCTCCTCGACCGCAATGGCCGGCCGGTGCAGTTCGGCCTGGCGAAGGGCAGCGCAGACCTGATCGGCTGGACCACGCGCACGATCACACCAGACATGGTGGGTCAGCGCATTGCGGTATTCACCAGCATCGAAGTGAAGACCGCTACGGGCCGGTTGCGGCCAGAGCAGCGGCAGTGGATGGAGGCTGTGCAGGCTGCTGGTGGCATCGCTGGCGTCGCCCGCAGCATTGAGGACGCAGCACGGTTGACAGGGGCTGCATAGGGTGTAGGATGGATGCAAGCCGGGAGACCGGCACCCCAAACCGAGAGCCATGACCACCACGACCCTTGCACTGCTGGCAGCGCTGCTGCTGCTGCCGGTGCTGATCATCCTCTGGGCCACCGAAAGCACTGAGCAGCGCGCACGACGCCTGCGCAGCTACGGATGGAGCCAGCGCCGCATTGCGGAGCACATGAACATCACCACCTATCGCGTCCGCCGGGCGCTGGCGGCATGAACACCATCAACAACATTATCTGCGGCCTGATCGCTGCAGCCACCTTCGCCATGATCGGCATCGACGGTGCCGCGCACCATGGCTCCACGCATTCCGGCACGCAGGTGGAGGTGCGGAAGTGAGCCACCGCCGCTACTGGTTTCAGATCAAAGCGACCAATCAGATCCAGTCCGTATGGGCCGTGAGCTTCACCGAGGCCAAGGCCAAGGCTGCGCTGATGTACCTGCCGCACTGGCGCGGCATCGAATGGCTTGACCTTCAATGACATCCGACCAACAGATCCACACGCTGCTAACAGCGCAGCGCTTCGGCGGCAACTTCCTCCGCCGCCTTGCTGATGCCGGCCTGGCGGCAGATCCCAGCAACCGCGCAATCCTGTTTCGCGCCTTCCCGCAGCTGATGCAGGTCTTCGGCCCCGGCAGCAGCCTCTATAGCGAGGACTTGGGATGACCAGCAACGCCGAATACCACGCCGACCCTGCCGTCAGCGCCAGCCACCTCCATGCTGTAGCCGCCAGTCCGTATCACTACTGGAAGCGGTTCATTGATCCGCAACGCCAGTCGGTGGAGCCGACAGCAGCAATGCGGCTCGGCAGCTTGGTGCATTGCGCCGTGCTGGAGCCTGATGAGCTGCTGCAGCGCTATGGCGTCTGCGGCCCGCGCAACACCAAGGCCGGCAAGGAGCAGGCTGCTGAGATGGCGGCCAGCGGCATCGAATCCGTCACCGAGGCGGACATGGCCCTGGCGCAGGCGATGTGCGCTGCAGTGCGGGAGCATCCTGCCGCAGCGCTACTGCTGGCCAGCGGCAAGGCTGAGCAGAGCTTCTGGTGGGATGACATCACCAGTGGCCTGCGATGTAAGTGCCGCCCGGACTGGTACAGCGGCACCACGATCGTGGACCTCAAGACCACGACGGATGCCAGCCCTTCAGGCTTCGCCAAGTCGGTGGCGAACTTCCGCTACCACGTCCAGGCCAACCACTACCTCGCCGGCACCTTTGCGGAGCGGTTCATCTTCATCGCTGTCGAGAAGACCTATCCGTATGCGGTTGGCGTGTATGAGCTGGATGCTGAAGCTATGGCTCATGGCGCTGAACTACGCCGGCAAAACATGCAGACCATTGCTGACTGCCGCGCGATCAATGAATGGCCGGGCTACAGCACCGGCATCGAACCGCTGAGCCTGCCCAGCTGGGCGCTGCGCCCTGACACCACTACTGTGACCTCCGATGACTTCTAGCCTTGCGCTCTGGACACCAGAGCAAACGCAGCTGATCAGCACCACCATTGCACCGGGCTGCAGTGGTGATGAGCTGCGACTCTTTGCCTATGCCTGCCAACGCACTGGGCTGGATCCATTCTCGAAACAGATCTATGCGATCAAGCGCGGCGGCAAAATGACCATCCAGGCCGGCATCGACGGTCTCCGCAGCATCGCAGAACGCACCGGCCAACTTGATGGCAGCGAGACGTACTGGTGCGGTGAAGATGGCCAGTGGGCTGATGTATGGCTGAGCAGCAAGCCACCAGCCGCGGCTAAGACCATCATTCACCGCAAGGGCAGTCAGCATCCATTTGTTGGCGTAGCACGATTTGCGGATTACAACGCTGGCCAGGGGCTGTGGTCGAAGATGCCAGCCGCGATGATCGCCAAGTGCTCCGAGGCCCTGGCACTGCGCAAGGCATTTCCTGCTGACCTCTCAGGCGTCTACAGCGCTGATGAGATGCAGCAGGCTGAGACGGTCACGGTGACGGAGGTGGCGGCGCCTGCTCCTGCGCTACCGGCAGGTGACAGCAAGATGTATAACGCCGGCAAGGCTGCAATCGCCAAGGCTAAGACCATGGCGGAGCTTCAAGATGTGACCAACCGCGCTGAGAAGCGCCGCGCTGATCTATCAGCTGAGCAATACGAGAATCTGCTTCGCATGGCAGTTGAGCGTGAATATGAGTTGATGCCGCAAGAAACCAGCGATCCTTTTGGCGATGACTGAGCCATTTCTCACGACTGAGCAGCTTGCGGCCCGCTGGGGCCTGCGGCCATCTGCTGTGAAGAATCAACGCGCGCGTGGTATCGGTCCGCCGTATATCACGCTGCCGCGGTTGGCAACCCCAGCCGGCACGCCACGCGTGCAGTATCCACTCGCCCAAGTCTTGGCCTTCGAGGAGGCCAATGGCATCACCCCGCTGAACTGACATGAGCCTCTACGCCACCGGTATCGTTCGCATCATTTCTGATCCGCAGCTTCGTGCATTTGATAGTGGCACCATGGTATGCAACTTTGCCGGTGGCATCCATGAAGGCAAGGACAAGGCTGGCAACTGGATCAATAATGCGATTGATATTGAGGCATGGGGCCGATCTGCCGAGATCATCACAGACAAGGTACGCAAAGGCGACAGCATCTGTGTCACCGGCATGATCCGCCGCCAAGAATGGGATGACAAGGAGACTGGCAAGAAGCGCAGCAAGCACGTGCTGAGCGTCAGCCGGTTTGAGTTCCTGCCGCGTAGCGCTGCAGCCAGTGAGGATGTGTTCTGATGGGCGTTGTATTCACTGGTACTGACCACAACGGCAACCATTGGCATGTGACCTCGTGGTCTGACATGGATCGCTATGTGAGGTTTGTGAAGCGCAATAGCAAGCGCAAGCTGCTCGATCAAGTGGCGCTATGGACATCCACTGGCAAGTGGTCCGCTGATCGCTGGCAGCCTGATCCGCCAATAGTGCCGGCTGCCATCTTGCTCGCTGTTGAGGACACGCTCAATGACAACTGAAGAAGCATTCCGCCAATGGTGGCGGGAATCGTATGGCGTACCACCTGGCACCCATGCGGTGATGACGCATGTTGCATGGGCGGAGCACTTGATGGGGCAGCAGCCGATGCCGCCGGCCGAGTTGATAGCGGAGTGGTCTGCTGCTGCCAGCGACGGCGGCAATGCAACGCTCAGCCAGTCGGATGAGCGCATTGCTGCGATGGCGATCGAGTGGGCATGGAGGCAACATGCTGCCGGCTGACTACACACGCTGCATGGGGCTATCACCTGAATGCCCAATGCGTCAGCGCTGCGCTAGGCATTGCGACATCCCTGATGACCGCGAGATCAGCTGGGTGCGAAACCTGAACCCTGCTGAAGATGCGGAGTGCCTGTACTTCATTCCTTTTGCTCGATGACTGACCTTTCTCCTGCTGCCCAGGCGGTGCTGGATGCGTTCCGTGCTGTGCCTGACCTGCGTGATTGCCCCAGCATCGCCGCCGCCCTGCGTGCTGCTGCGGATCAGGTGGTGCCGGAATACGAGACAACACCTGGAGGATCCAAAGTCTGGCAAAGCGAGCCAGTGCCTTCTATCCGCGCCGCGCTCCTCGCCATCGCCGCCGAGCTGGAGGGTGCCAGTGGCTGACACCGATCACCTCTACGTGCGCTTCGCATCGCTGGAGTGGAAACTCGGCTGCCACATGGCTGAATGGAAGGCCGCGCGTGAGCTGGCCTACCGCATGGGCAAGGCTGGTGATGAGCTGAACCAGGCCCACTGCGATGGTGTGGTGCGCTTGCTGCAGGAGCATCTGGAGGGCCATGGCCAAGCGTGACACCCTGCGGCTGAGCCAACATCAGTTCATCGAGACCGGCAGGGATTGGAATGGTCGATGGTTCATCGCTTACAGCAGTGGTGCATCCATCTTCCTCCGTGAACCGAAGGAATTGCGGCGCTTCCTGAAGGTAGCGAAGGGCCTGCCCATGCGTGAGTCGCTCGACTCATGGCTGGCCAGCCTTGCTGATATGGATGCCAAGCGCAAGCAGCCTGAACAGCAAGGCCTCAGCGATGAGGTGCTGGCGACTGGCTTTGGCCCCGAATGCCATCTCGATGAATCAGATCCCAACCATCAAACAAGAACGGTCATATAATGGCCGCGGCCAGCACATGCCGCGGTGGATAGCGTCAAGGATTACCTATCAGAGATCGGACGTTTCCCGCTGCTGAGCGGTGAGCAAGAAATCCAGCTGTCACGGCAAGTGGCGCGGATGCGGGAGCTGCAGACACTGCCAGGTGAGCGCACGAAGGTTGAGCAGCGCACGATCAAGCGCGGGCAGCGTGCGCTTGAAACCATCATGAACTGCAACCTGCGACTGGTGGTGCATATCGCAAAGCGCTACACCAGCCGGCTCAAGTGCAACAGCATGGACATGATGGACCTCATCCAAGAGGGTTGCATCGGCCTGCATCGCGCGGCTGAACTTTTTGATGGCACCAAGGGCTACAAGTTCTCCACTTACGCGTACTGGTGGATTCGACAGGCGATCACCAGGGCGATTGATACAAAGGAGCGCCTGATCCGAGTACCGCAGCATACGCTGGATCTGGTCTACAAAGCAGCCAAGCTGCAACGCGAGCACATGCAGCAGCATGGCGAGCCGATCGCAACAGCAGCATTGGCAGCTGAGATGAATATCACGATTAATGAGCTGCAGATGATTATGCAGCGCAATATCCCGCATGGCAGCCTTGATCAACTGACGCATGATGATGGGTCGCCAATTCTTGACCTAATTGCAGCCAATGATCCAGAGATTGATGAGGCGCTATCGTCAGAATATGGTGAGCAGCTGCAGCTGGCTTTTTTTCGTCTAGATGAGGTCGATAGGCATATTGTCTCTTCGTATCATGGCCTTAAAGGACCGAAACAAACGCAAACAAACATTGCCAAGGAACTTGGGATTACGCGAAGCAGGGTAGGACAGCGCCATGACTGCGCTCTCCGTCGCATGAGATTGATGATTACCGCTCAACAATGCGCTTAGCTCAATCTCTGCGATGTGGCCGGTAGCCTGCTCCAGCAGCTTGCAGTAATACGCTTGTTGTTTGATGAGCGACGCACATAGCTCCCGCACCTGATCAGCGTCATGATGGTGTAGAACGCTACGGGCCTGGGCTTCAATATGAAGCTCCTCCTCAAGCGTCCATTGAACAATCATCCACTGGCCCCAGCTCATGACAGATCGGCCACTACCACCCAAACTACAGAAGGTGGGTGATATGTGGCGCGTGACGTATGGATCAATTGTGAAGGAACATCGCCAGGATTGGCAAGCAATCTGGCATTATGAGCAACTGTGTGAGTATTACAGGCTGGAGTGCGATCGATTCAAGGATTGGCAATGATTGCCCATCCAGTGTTGGCGCCTTCCACCATCCAGCGTGGCCCCCAGTTTTTGCGGCTATAGGCCAGGCCGCCGCCGCGATTGCCGGCGTAGGTGCCTTCTGCGACGAGCATCTCGCCCCATGGATCATTGACGATCACGGCAGTCGGTGTAGTGCCGATCACGATCAACCAGTGGCCGCCACCTGATGGCGCTGTAGCTGGCCCATGGTGCAGGAAGCCGCATGGCACGGGGATGCCACGCGCAATCTGTTGCTCGATGTCAGACCATCCGCAGTTCTGGCGGAACTTCGCCGTGATGCCGTAGGTGGCCAGCGCCTTGATCTGCGCTTGCGGGTCAGTGGAATCACCGAAGCGCTGCACTACCTTCAGATATGCATCATCTGCATTGGCACCCTTCAGCGCATCAGGCCGCAGGAATGCCACAAGCATGGCGCAGCTGCTGCTGAAGCACATGCGATGCGCCTGCCCTGCTACCTTCGAATCGCGCTGGCTGTAGTACGGCACCTTGAGCGGCCCGATCGCGCCGGTCTGTTGCTGCAGTGGCCCGCAGAACAAGGCAACTTCGGCCGCGCGCCTGCGCTCAAGGCCAGCTAGCACGGCCTCGCCAGCGTGTACCCACTTCGGCAGTTCAGCGCGGACGACATCGCAGGCATCCTCGCCGGCCAGTAGGCGCTTCCTTAGCGTGCTGCCTTCTAATGCGCCGAGGCCCAGGTTGTAGGCAAAGCTGGTGATCGCCGCCACCTGCTCCGGCCGCCAGGTGCGCGCCATCGGTAGCAGCTTGAGCACGCCGGCGCCGTAGAGGTGCTCCACATCATTGGCCAGCATCTCATCGGCCATTGCCTGGCTGATGGTATCGCCAATCTTGACTGGTGCGTCGAGCAGCTTTGTGGATCCCCAGCCGATGGTTGGTACGCCAGCAGGGCAGAGATATGCCTCCAGTCGGCAGCCCTCGAACTCCTTGATGATCTTCAATGCTGGCGCTAGCCATGATGGTGCCAGTGGTGGCTTCACATCAGGCGCTGCGCGATACAGCTCAGCGAACTCGGCCAGCTGATCAGCGCTTAGATGCTCCTGCAGCCAGTTCCATGCCGCTAGTTGATGCGGCTGCGCCTTGTACCACTTCGCAGCATCCGCGAGTTGGATGATACCCACGATCAGCGGCGGCGCTTTTTGTTGTTCTGGCTATTAGCGATGCCTTGCAATGCGCCGATGACCAGCTGCACCCATCCGTTGGCTTTAACCTCCGGCAGATAGCTCAGCAGTTCACTGCCAGCTAGCAATGCAACCGCGATTGCTGCGATCTCTTCAGCCGTCATCAGCCTGATGCGTGTGTCCCTAGGCTAACCACGCGGCGCATGAGTAGCTGCTGGCGGCTGCTCCAGGTGGATGCGTGGATTCATCGCATCAATCACAAATGGCATTACTACAGACAGAATCGCCACTGCACCCATTGCCACTGCTACTTTGGTCTCAATTTCACGCATCCGCGTGAAGAGGTTGTTCATATCATTGCGCCGCTCTGCCATCTGCACCAGGACAGATTCAATCTTGCCCTCCATGGTGCCGAGTTTATGATAGATGTCGCCATGCGACACGTGATCTGGGTCCATGCGCGGCTCTGTCACTCAACTAGGCTAACGATCGCTCAGCAGTGAAATGGTGACGTCGATGTAGCCGCCAGTGCGATGCGTTTCCTCTGGCTGGCTGGCATAACGCCAGTACGTGGTAGCCGGCACCAAGTCCTCAAAGCTGGTATGGCCGGCCCATGCTTCGGCGCTAAGCGGGAAGCTGGTGTAGCTACCATCCTGCTCGCGGTAGTGGTCACGCAGTAGTTTGGCCTGCGCTGCGGTCAATGCGACGAAACCAAGCTGCAACGTGTGGCCATAGGCTGTGCCGCCGTGCTTAAAACGCACTGGGCCGCCAGCAAATAGGGCAACGGTGCTGATGGGATATTCCCCGAAGCTATGGCTACGAGTGACTGGTCGCAGCGCAGGGAATGTCGCCATCAGTTCTGCAGCGTGATGACACTCGTGCTAACGGTGAATGTACCAGCTGCAGATGCAACATCCGTGCCAAAATCATTGAAGGCCACCAGCTCATCGGCGCTGCTGGCACCACCGCGGGATTTGTAGATCACGGCGCCCCTGGCGGTGATGGTGCTTGATGCCCAGCTGACAGCAGCAAAGCTAAGGGTTACCTTGTCATTGGCGGTGTCTTTGGTCACGGTGCAAGCGGAGGTGACGCCACCAGCGGTGTAGCCAGTGCCGCTAACTTCGTTGGTTACATCATCGCGCTTGTCGTGCGTGTCCTTATTTGCGGTGTAGCTGCTGGTGACGAGCATCACCTTGAAGGTATCAGTATCGAAGTCGATGGCGCCTTTGGCCATGTCGTCGATGCAGGAGTTGTAGATGAAACTGGCCATGGGTCAAGCGTCAGGGAACGCGGCATTGGGTGGCGTGAAGTTGGCGGTGTACCTGGCCACGCCTTTGGTGATGCGGAGGTCGTCGATGTAGCCTACCAAGTTTCTTGGTGTATAGACATTATTCCGGGCGACTACCATTGAGGCCGCGCCGTTGAAACTAGCGGACGATGTTCCTGTGCCTAAACTTGTTCCATCGCCCCAGAGCGTGACTGTACTGCCGGATCGCGTCAATGCTATATGATGCCAAGTATCATCAGACCAATCACCCGAAGAAGATGACACCACTAAACTTCCATTAAGATAGACTGCTAACTGCCCTCCAGTCGAAGAATTATTGTTAATCACAAAAGTGAATCCGGAAGAGACCGTCTCGTTTCCGACTAACTGCGCATATTGCACGCTGCTATTAGTCTTGAGCCACATCTCAATTGTAAAATTACCAGTACCAAGCGCCGGATCTGTGAATGTCAACGAGTCGGAAGTGCCATTAAAGTAACCACTCGCCCCACCAAACTTGCTTTGCGCGGTGCTGATCTGCGCGTTGCCGTTGGCCGTGACGGTGAGAGCGTTGAGGCTGCTGTCAGTGAACGTCGTGCTGCCGTTGCTGCCGTCCATGTGGAGTAGCAGCGAAACACTGGAAAAAAACGGATCATCTGTAGATGGCCAGATTGCCTCGCGCCGTGCCGCGCTCTGCTCATTCGGAAACCACAACCCAGAAGCTGCCTCAAGCGTTGGCACCCTGCGCTTCCCCAGCAGCCCCCCATTAAACCCCAGCATCACGAAATATCCTCGTAGCTGATGACCAGCTCCAGGTCGCTAGCAGCGCTGGCCACGGCGCGGAGGCTGTCGCCTTCCTCTAGGTAGATGTATGCCTCACGGGTCACCAGCACCTGCGTCGCATCAGCCGGCACCGTGATGGTCTTGGCGAGGTAGAAGTCAGTAGTGCCGTTGTAGTAGGTCAGGCTGATGTCAGCGTTGTTGGTGCCGTCCACGTTGGCGCAGTAGACGCTGTTGATCTTGAAGACCTTGCCGCTGGCGGCGCTGTTGGTCAGCGCTGCAGCCAGACTAGTGGTCACGGCGTAACCGTCGGTCTTACCGGTTACAGTCGTGACCGAAGTGCCACTTTTAATGTTTGGCGCTGCCATGGTTCCGCCTGACTTGCCGTCAGTCTAGCCTCTTTAGAACAGGAGAATATCTGTTGCCTGCCAGCCCCAATCCAGCCAGAACGGTTGCGCGCCTGATGTTGCATTGCCGTCTCCAGCGCCCGGGGTGAACGTGACTGTGACCGTGTAATCCTCGCGGGTGGTCTGTACGTCTGGGCCATTTGTCCAGTAGCCACCGCCGAGTTCGGCCGTTACAGTCAGATTGATGCCTGTAGCCACTGGGCTGAATGGCGACCCGAATGCTTGGCCTGTGACAATCGACGTCAACACGCCATAAAGCACGCCCGTGGTAGTAGCGCCTTCGCCCGTCACTGACTCCAGTGCCAGCGATACCGTGTGGCGATTGTTGACTAAATCCTCAACCGTAGGAGACTCGATATAACGCCAGCGATAACCGCTCAGTTGAAAGTCGTTTGCCGTAACACCAGACCAAATAGCAGAAGGCAGCGCGAATGATTCGTAGCTGCCGAGCTGGCCATTGTAATGACTTAGCACTGACAGCATGTCAGCTTCTGTCAGCGCCACGAAGGTCAGGCGCAGCTGGCTGCTGAGCATGACCGTGCTATGCCGCACTCGGGTTTGCTTGCCGCTTAAAACGCTAAACGATGTATTGGGATAGTCGCCAGGCGTAAAGGTACGGCCGCTTGGCACCAGGGCAGGGAAGTTAGCCATGATCTACCACTTGCCGAGCGGGCACTTTGCCATCGGGATGCGCGCCTTGAGTTGCATCAAACAACCGCATACCTTGCACTGCCACCCCGGCAACCGCAGATGGTCACATGCTTTGCAAATGGCGAGACGGTCTTCCATCAGATCGCTGTGTAGTCCAAGACTACTGTGCCATTGACCCTAACTGTCTCCAGCGTAAGCCGGGGGATAGTAGTCCATGGTTGATTCGCCAATGGCAGTGATCCATCTGCCACGCAATAGTTTGGTGTTGTGAGGTTTGGCGGACATCCGCGCGGCGGGGCAATTTCTGAATGCGCTACAACAACACCGCTGGAATTGACGATGTAGAACGTAAACGATGCACAAGTGCCACCGCCTGCTTGATACCATGGCGGCACGCCATAGCTGATCGGCACTTCGTCGCCTGCAGAGAAACCCAGTGGGTAGTAGCAGGTCTCGTGGTATCTGCTTTGGAATGTGACCACCGCTCCAGGGGCGCCCGATCCAGGTACGCCACCTGTACCCATTGTCGCAAGGCTGCTCTGGCGAGTACCATCCAGGCATTCCATCACGTTATACACCTGAGTGCCTGGCGGGCCAACCATTATGAAGCTACCAGGATCACCTCCAATGCCTGTCAGCTGCAACTGGGGCGTATTCGGCTGCCCCAGTAATGCGCTGTTCAGATAAACTACTTCGTTATTTGCAACGTCAATTGTCGCCACAAGTTCGTTGTTGATATACCAAGAGGATGTCTTGATGCTGCCGCCTGGGCATGCTGCCGCAGGGCGAATCTTGCTGCCGAGACCTATTGGATCGTTGCCTGTGCTGCTGGTGCCGTTGTAAGACTCAAACGGTTGCGGCACCATTGGATCAAGCGGATTTGCTGTTGATGCGCCCGGTCTCGCTTCGCCGCCGCCGTACAAACCATTGCCACCACCGACATAGGCACCGGTTGCTCCGCCGCTGCCGCCCGCACCAGATCCTCCGCCATCAACAGCAGGCCCAATCCCAGGGATCAGCGTTGTTTCATCGTATGGTTCTTCCCCAGCGGTGAATGTTTCGGCCGGGATGGTCGTATCACTTGAACTGTTAATATCACAACTCACCCCTGTCTTGTTGCTAGTTAGCAATACGCCGGTGCCCACTGCAGCCGCTACATCAACAGCAACCATGCTGCGGCCTTGGCTATCAACTGGGCAGTGCGTCAGATCAAAAGTCAGATCACCCTGCAAAGTCTTAGTGACTCGCGTGACCTCATACAAGAAATCATGATCGACTTCTGATGCGCCATTCGACTGGCGAGACAGCGTGACGCGTACAATATCGCCAGCGGATATGATGGCATTCATTGCGTCCGGCCGGCAGCCAATCCGCAGCGTATGTGAGATATATCGCCGCCGCGCAAGAATATATGCGCCAGCTTTTACTGCATGATTCTCAACAGTGCAAAATGCACTCATGTCATGCTGCTCAAATGGGCCGGCCTCGGCAGTGCCGACGTACCGCACATCAGCAGTGCGGATGATGCCAAAATCATCAGTCAGCTGCTGACGCCAGATCATCTGGGCACAAAATGGCTTGCGATCAGCTAGCGGGACAAAGCTGATCTCAAATGTATCTGGGATAATGTGCTCTTCTGTAAAAGTAAACTTCCAGGTGAGCGCCGTAGTCTTGATCGTGTAATCATTGTTGATTGGCAGCAATGGGCGCAGGCCGCGCTTGCCATTCACGCGTGTTTCTGTGACCAAGAAATATGGCGAGAGTTGCGCCATCAAGTCTGGCAGATTGGTGCTCTCGCTGATGTTGATGTCGCAGTTGAAGTTGTTTGTGGCTAGAAAGTTAGCGGCTGTTGTGAGTGTTGTTGTATCAATCAAGCTGGCTGGCATCTTGGCGCTGGTTATCATGCACCACTGCACTAGATCAGCAAAGTTATTGCTGCTGCCGGTGGTTCCTTCAATCAGCCGTGGCACTTGCATTCCATTGCGGATGAAGCAATGCACCTGCCGATTCCAGTAGTCAAAGCCATCTGGAATCGTGACGTTGAAACTCAGTGTGCTCATGCCTGAATACAGGCCGATGCTTCCGCAGTAGTAGCTGGCTTCCGGCAGGTCAAAGCCGGTTTGCTGCACCAAGAAATTGCCGGGTGTCCATGTGCCGGCCCGGCGCCCATAGGTCTGCGTATAAGTGCCAATGCGGCAGCTGCGCTGAAACACATCGCGCACCTGAATACTGCCAAGCTGCCCTTCGGATAGGACTAGGTGGTAATAAGCGGTGACATTATTGCTGGCATCATTCTCGAATCGTGCCTCAGTGGCGCCAGGACTGATCAGGATGCCGCCTGTGCCGGCTCCTTCATTGCGTTTGCAAAATACAATCGGCACTGGCTCGCCAATGACCGCAGCGCGTTGCGGGCTGTCAAGTTGGTTGCTGCCTTCCGCTGCTGCCTCTGCTGCTGGTGCATTGACCTGCCCAGCTTCGATCGCCATCAGCACCAGTGAATCAGCGATCTCGATGCTCATAACCTGCACCCCTTGCCGATCAGCCTAGTTGTTAGCGTGCGCGGCGGCACTTGCGCACCGACTGGCGCCAAACTAGACCCCAGTTCCAGAGTGATCGTCGTGAAGCCGCCGCTGGCAGACACAATCTCCCCAGTGAATTGCGCGATCAGCTCTTGACCAGCCTGCGGTGTCGTATTGCCAAGAAGAGTGTTGAATTGATAAAGCCGTAATTCAACCAGCCTGGCTTCACGCACTGCTGGCGCTATCTGGTCAAGGACTACGCTTGTGGCAGGTAGCGTTACTGCAATTCCGCTTTCGTCGCCAGTCTGGCCGCTGGTAATACCATCTGCCTCAAATGCTTGATATTGCCAAGCTGCTGATTCCCATGTAACTGTCGTATGCGCGTAATACGACTGCCATCGCGCGTAGGTAATACTGCCGCTGTCGTAGATGCGTAGGTATTGTGCTTGCGCCCGTCCCATCAGGCCATCCCCAGCGCGATGCGTGCCGATGGTGTACGCAACTTGCCTATCACACTATTGGCGGTTGCACGCATGGCCCGCTCCATGTCTGCCACCGTAACGTAGCGCTCGCCGTTGAACTCCATCACCGGGCCCGTCGTCACATTGATGACCGGCGCACCGCCTGCAGTAGCGCCCGCCAGGACATTACCGCCACGTGCGCCTGCCAGGTAATTAGCACTGGCGGCTGCCATCTTGGATTCCGGCACGATGTATTCACGCTCGCCCCCTTCACCAACCATCGCAAGCGTTGGCCGGCTTACGACACCGCCCTGCGCAAACTCAGGCACGGTGAGCTTAGGAATCAACGGGATATCAGGCGCCGGCAGCCGGTTGAATGCTGCGATCAGGATATTGATTAGCCCTGTCACTGCATTAACGCGGCTGGCCAGATATTGCAGCACACTACGAAACACGGCCTTGATTGTATCAACCACAGTCTTGAAAGCAGCGCCGATTGCGCTGCCGATCTTCTTGAAGATATCAACGGCGCCATCGTAAAGGCCCTTGAAAAAGCCTAGGATTGGCTTCACGTAGTAGTCCATATAGGCCTTGGCGCCAGCCTTTAGAAGGTTGCCGATTGTATTAAATGCATTGCCGATGAAATTAACCACAGCGCCAAAAGCAGCGCCGATCTGATCGCGGAACGCATAGATCGCAACGCCTGCTGCCACGATCAAGGCAACAATCCCGACAGGGCCTGTGATCAATACTATGAAAGCAGTAGCCAATCCGGCGATGATGCTGCCAGCGCTTGCCAATGCACCACCAGCGGCGAACAATGGACCAAAGCCGGCAACGATCGTGGCCACCGAAGCGATGACTGGCAGCAGCGCAAGCAATGCCGCAATTGCGCCGCCCACCGCCAAGATTACATTCTGCACAGGGCCTGGCAGGTTGCTGAACGCTTCAATTGCGCCTGCGATAGCATATCCGATCTTACTAATAGTAGGTTCTGCTTTTTCTGCAACTTTGGCAATGCCTTCTGCAATTTTAGTGATAGCAGGAAGTGCCGTCTCCACAGCTCTATCAAATGGCCTAGCAATCGCACTTTGTATTCTGGCAATTGATTCATTGAATTGATCTGCGGCTTTCGCCATTGGCGAAGTAATCGTGGCTTGATACTTCTCTAGCGCTTCCCTGCCATTATTTAGCATCGGAATCAACTCAACGCCTGACCTGCCAAAGATATCTTGTGCTAGTGCGCTTTTTTGAGCGCCATCCTCCATCTTGCTAAATCGATCAGCAACTTCAAGCATGATCGCATCTAGCGGCATCAACTTCCCTTGTGCATCAATAGCTGAGATGCCAAGCGATGTTAATGCTGCCCGCACGCTTTGTCCGCCGCCGTTCAAGACAGCAATCTGGCTAGCGGCTTGCTTCTTTATCTCTTCAATTTGACCCTGCATCGACTGTTCGCCAATCGCTTTCTGCGCAGCTAACAAATCTTTAAGTGCCTTTTCCTCTGCATATTTTCTCTCTTGTAATGCATTATCCTCTGCGCGTCGTGCATCGCGCAGTTGTCGCTCGCGTTCTTTTTGCAATGCTTGATTGCGGTCTGCTAATGCGCTCAATGCATCTTCATGCTCAGCTTTCAGCGATTCAATCAGTTGAGTTCTGGCAGCATCTGACAGCGTTTTGTCGGATTCAATAGCATCACGACGCATCTCGAATTGACGATCAATCTGGCGCTCTTGCAAGCGCAATGCCTTGTCAGCTGCTTGCCGCTGGCGATCCGCTTGGTCATCAAACCGATCATCTAAAAGAATCTGCTCTTCTCTGTATCGATTGTTCAACTCGCGCAGCCGTTTGTCTGTCTCGTCCTCAAGTATGCCTATCTTCGTTCTAGTGCTTTCACGTATAGCATCAATCTGGCGCCGCTCACTTTGTTTGATTGCATCTTCGGCTGTCCTTGCCGATCGCTGTACTGCAGTTCCAAATGTATTAGCTCCGTTTTCAGCAGTAGCAAGGCCTTTGCTTAGCTTGCTCATTGCTTTTGCCACTGTCTCAACGCTAGTGCCACTATCCTTGGCAGCCCGCTCAAAGCGGCTAAGCGTTTCAACGGCAACACCAGTACGTTGGCTCATATCATTTAGATCGTCCGCAGCATCAATCGCGCTTTTGCCGAGTGCTACCACGCCACCAGCCGCAACTGCCGCCAGCAAGCCAGACATCAGCCCGCTGACACCTTTTGCCGCTTGCCCCATGCGGCTCAATCCGCCCTGCGCAACTTGCGCCAGGCGGTTTAGGTTGCCAAAGCTCTTGCTAAGGCCATCAATTTCGCCCTGCCCCTGGACATCGGCCCTGACCTTAAGGACAGCATCAAGGTTCATTTCTGCTGCTCGCCTAATGCCTGCAGGATTTCAGCTTCGATGATCTGCAGATCGCTCAGCATCGCAGCCTCATCAGTCACTGACCGCAGTCTAAGCACCCACGCCACTGCGCCATAGTCCATCCCGATCACCCCACCCGGGCCGGCGCGCCATTGCGTCTGGCAATCCAAGAACAGCATCAACGCCGGCCATGCGTCAGGCTCAACCGCAAAATGCTCAGGCTCGTCAGGTTCAAACCCAACAACCCCAAGCACTGCGGCATCATCTGCTGTCTTGTCGATCACGCCACCCTTCACCCAATGACGGGCGGCGTCTCTCAGTTTTTTGCTTTGTTGCCAGTGACGCTCTCGAAGTACGCCACCACGATGCCGCTTGCCACTGCCGGGATGTCGAGCAGCTCAGCCTTGGACTTAGCGCTGAATGGCACTTCCTCGCCGTCTTCATCCAGGACATTTGCCCATCCCGCCAGCACCTCGTCGGCTACTGATTGGTCGGTGATCTCAACGCCTGGATCATTCTGCTTCGCCCGCACCTGATCCTGGATCTCGTTGATCCGTGTCTGCGGCAGCCGGTTGAAGACCGCATCAAACGTCTGCCGCTCCATGCGGCCACCATCGGCTGGCAGCCGCAGCACTACCGGCCACGTATAAGTGGCGGACCGGCTAAGGACAAAGGCCATACAGATCAGGCAAAGGTCAGGACGACTTCATCATTGCCGGCACTGGTCGGGACAGCAACATAAGGCAGATTAAGCATCTGCACGCCATCCTGATCGGCATAGGTCGGATTGCTGATATCCACCTTCGGCGCCACGAGCGTAACACGGTTGCCGGCAGTTGTGCCATGCAACAGCGTCAGCACGCCAGTCGTATCACTGTTGGCCACGGTGAAGTAGTCCTTAGTGGCGATGCTGACGGCCTCGATCATGCATTCACCAGACGGCGCCCGATTGGTGATCATGATCTCCTTTTCGCAACCCACCAGCTCGCGGTAGATCACTTCATTGGCCATCTCAAGGCTCAGCGACTGCAGGCAGCCACTGTGGCTGAGGAAGCTGAAGGTGCTGCTGTTGCCAGCATTGAAGATCAAAGGCGTCGCCTGATTGGTATAGGTCGTGGTAGGTGCTGCCGTATCAGTCGGTGCGTTGTAGATCCCGGTGAACTCAAAGTCAATCGTCGGGATGGCGCCAACCTCGACATTTAGCGAGAACGTGCCGCGGCAGCCGGTCGCCTTATGCAGGATGCCATCGTTGTTGAAGTAGATCGTCGCGCTACCGAAGCTAGCGCTGACGGGCTTGTAGCCAACGTTTGCAGCGATGCTATAGGTGCTGGTGGCATCAGGTGTGAATGCCGCTGAGGTCTTCTGCACCGTGGCGACCTTGGTGCTGCCCACGTAGTCAGTGATCACCCCGCTGCTGCCAGACCCGGTGCCGCCAGTCAGGCTGATGATCATGCCGACATAGGCGTCATCCGTTGCAGATGCGCCTGATGCCAGTGTGATGCTGCCTGCAGATCCGGCCTGCGCAGTGCCAGTGACAGCGGTGCCGGTCGTGGTTTCAGCCATGCCGCACGCTTTCAGCAGGCTGCCAAAGCGTGGTGCAGTAGCGGCAGTGCCAGAGCCAGCAAGCTCCACCTGGAAGCTGATCGACACTCGCGCCTGCGCCAGCAGCTGGTCACTGTTGCCGAGGTATGGACGGATCAGTTCACGGCTGACGACATCAGCCTCCAGCGGCGTCACATCAATCGACCGCACCAGCAGCGCATCAGTGCCGGCCGGGCTGGAGTCAGTTCCGTATGTGCTTTCGGACTTGACGAGGATGAGTTGCTTGCGTGTCAGCAGTGCCATTGTCAGATGCCTCAGGGCTTGGTGTGGCCGGCTCGACAGGGCGCCTTACGCCGGTTTCAGGATCCAGGATGTAAGACCCACCCTGGCCATGGTGTTCATCTAGCATCGTAGCTGCGCTCAGGCTGCCGCCAGATTAGCGACCGCCGTGCGATAGCGGATCAGGTAATCGCAGGCGATCACGCCAGCCGGCTGGTCTGCCTCGATCATGTCAAACTGCACGCCGCGGGGCTCAATGCTCATCGCATAACCGCCAATGGTCTGGTCTGCCATGACTTTGCTGTGCAGATCTTCCACAATTGCGTCTGCCTGCTGGTCTGGAATAATGCCGCGCACGATCACAGCGATCCGTACGGTCAGAGTCCAATCGGTCTTGCAAAAGCTGACATCCGTGTTCGCCTGATCAGAGATCGGCTCCACCACAATCGCCGGCGATTCACCGCGGGTGATTGGCTCCACCCTGCTGCGGTAGATCCTGGTACTGACGCCAGTGGTGCCGGTAAGCGCAGTGCGTATGCCGGCAATGATTGACTCGCGGCGTGTCGTCATGGCTAAGCGCTAGCGACCTGAGTGGCCGTACAGATAATGCCAGGGATGGCCGGATGTGTGACGCCAGCGGCCTCGGCATGGATGTAGGCATTCACATCTGATGTGGCCCACATGATCTCGATGTAGTCCTTTGCCGCCAGTTGTAGCGCATAGTTGACAGTGCCGATTACATTGCCATGCGCGCCGCCATGGCTGGCAATAATGCTAAATCTGCTATCAGAATCTGCAACGTCTCCGCTGGATCCGCTGTCATTTTTGCGCAGCCACACATTGGCATCGTGAATCTGCGTGTCGTTATTGCTGAACTGAATCGAGAATGTGATGCTGTAGATGCCCGGATAAAGAACCGTGATACGGCCGCCAGACGCGATCGTCACGCCGCGGCTGGCAGGGTCCGCTGATCGCAGCAAGATTGCAGTCGGGGTGTCGGCTGTCGCTGCATATTGCGACGTGGAGTCCCAGAAGCTGCCCCAGTAGCCCGGGCAGCCATGATATGCCAGCTGATTCCACCGCTGGATGCCATTGCCGATCTTGAGGCTGCCAGTGTCGGATTCCTGCCCGAACTCACCAGCCAGCAGCAATGGATTGCTCGCCGCCCATGCCGCCCTGGTATTGACGCGGATTGGTGCGCTCATGTCTTTTGCAGCCCAAGCTGTACCAATGCGCCATCGTCAATGTACTGCGTCTCACGCACGGTGTAAGCAACACCTGCCACGGTGATGCTGTCGCCATATTTCAAGCTGCCGAAGTTTGATGCACGCGCTGTCAGCGTGTAATCAGTGCTCAGGATTGCGTCACTCAGCAGCACCTGCGACGGCATATCAAGTATGCCCAATGCCGTCACAGCGCCTGCCGCGCATGTGACGCCGAAGTCATCGAAAAACAAATCCAGGCTTTCAGTGATCGCCATCAGAACGCCAGCGGATCAAGATACAGATCAAGCCACTGCAGATAGAGCGCGTCATCAGCAGCTGCCGCTGCCGCCGCTGTAATACTGCCGCGGATTGATAGCCGGATGCTTTGCCGTAGCCCCGTGCGTAGGTTCATGCTGCCCCCACCAGGCCGGTAACGCTAGGGGTGCCGCCACTCAAGCTGACAAGCCGCAGCCTGATGTACTTCACTGGGCAGCCACTCAAGGCATAGCCATAGGTGCCATTGGCAGTGATTGTCGTATCAGTGCCAGCCTGATCAAGGTTGAAGTAGCTGCTGCCATCAAGGCTGCCCTCAAATCGGATCACCACGTTCGTGCCGATGCTCGATACCGTGACCTGGAATGTCATGCTGACACCGCCGCACTGCACTGCAGTGCCAGCACCAGCGCTGGTCAGCGTGCCGAGGCTTTCAACCTCAAAGCCACTGAATGTACCGATTGGCTCAGGCATGACGTGCTAGCGATGCGCTCAGTCTAAAAAGAAAGGCCCCAGCTATAGCCAGGGCCTTGATGCTTAACAGGCCCCAAGTCAGCCGTACTTCTTCAGGCCGTAGCCGAAGCAGGTAACAGCGCTGGATGCAGTGCCAGTTTCAGCCGTGCAGCTCAGGCGCACATAGCGCTTGAGTGCATCACGATTGAGAGTGAGCACTTGCTTCGATGCCGCATTGCCGATAGCGGTGAAGGTGCCGCCAGTCACAGCAGTGAAGGTGCTGTTATCGGCAGATTCCTCAATGCGGAAGGTCAGATCAGCGCCGGAGCCAGCAGCAGTGCCGGAGAGGATGATCTGGATGTCGCCGTCGTAGTCCAGGAGATCAACGCCGGTTTGGTCGCCAGTGCCGGTGATGGTCGTGGTAGCCAGCAGCGTGAAGTGCTGCAGCTTCTCAAGTGTCTGCTGAAAGATCGCCATTGCGGGTCACCTTAGTGCGTGGTTTGCGTTTGACCGTTGCAGCAGGCGCCGGCTCCACTGCGGGAGCCGGTTGTGCCTTGCCCATGTTCTGCAGAACCCTTGCGTCTGATTCCTCAGCATCAAAGATCTGCCCTGCCTTAACAGCCACACCCCTGATGGATGTGTCTTTAAGGATCTGAATCAACATCAGAGGGTGTTGTTGCCGCGGCAGAAGGCCTCAGGGTGACGGACCGCAAAGTCCACATCCTGCAGCGCAATCACGCGCACGGTGCCGCTGGTGGCCTGACCGTAAGGATCCACGGTCAGATCCAGCCCGGACCACATGCCCATGATGAGCTGCGACCACACGCCGAAGAACACATCACCCGACTCCACCTGATTGGAGACCACGGCGTTGTAACCGTTGACGGTGCCGCCAGGCTCATAGACATAGGCGCCGGTATCAGTGCCCTTGTCCTTGGTCTTGAGATTGCCGCGCATCGTGGCATTCATCAGATACGCCATGGCGCCGATGTCGGCGTTGTCCGCAGCGATCTTGGACTCCATGCTCACCACCTCGGTGTAAGTCGGGGTGGCGGCGCCGAAGTCCTCGGTATTGATGCCGGTGGTGAGCTTGATGCCAAGCGGTTGGTTGGTATTGCCCAGGCCGTAGAGGCCCACGCGGTCGATCTCAAGCGCCAGCACAGTGGCCAGATCCTGGCGGATCATCTGCTCCACATCAATGCTGGCCTGCAGCATCAGGCGGCGGCTGTAGTCGGTGAAGGCGCCCACGGTCTTGGGCGACATGTTCACCTGGTCCACGCCCTGCTGGCTCTCGGTAGGAGCGCCGCTTTCAGCAACCCAGTAGGCAGTGGCTGCACCGGTCTGGCGGGGGATCGCCACGTTGCCGGACAGGCCAGTCAGCGAGGTGACGCCAAGGCCAGCCAGTGCAGAGCGATTGCGCAGCAGCTCAATGAAGCTGCCGGGGCGGAAGTCAACGCCCACCAGATCACCAGCAGCCGAGGCGGTGCCAACGGTCAGGTCGCGGCGCAGCACCTCAGAGGGCACCATGATGCCCTGAGCGGTCTTGCCGGCACGGGCAGCGGCAGCCTCGGAGCACTCACGCTCAAATGCGGCGGCCTCCTGCAGGCGGCGGTCGCCAGGGTTGGCCAGTGCATTGATGGCGCGCTGGAAGCTGAACTCCCGCACTTCTTTGTGCGACAGGCCGATGTCGCCTGCGGTCTCGCTGACCGGTTGCGCCTTGGCACCAAGCTGATCCAGGACAGCAGCGCGAGCCTCATCAAGGCTGCGGCCGCCTTCAATCAGCTGGCGGCCGAGGTCGGCCATGCCATGCTTCTCAGTGATTGCAGTGATGCCGGAGATGCGGGCGCGCTCAGCCTTAGCAGCCTCGGCAGCCGCTTCAGCCCGCACCGCCATCAGTTCGGTGGTGTCTTCCATGTCGGTAGAAGGTGGGACAGTTGAATGCGGCTGGGCCGCGATGTGAGCATCCAGTGAACGCCCTAGACCGATTGTAGGGTCCGCCGGTATTGAAACCAGCGAAACCTCATAGGGGCTCCAACGCGTGGCGACAAAATCATCGCCGCGCTGCTCCATCTTGTCGATTGAATAGCCGAAGCTCACATTACGCAGCACGCCATCGCGTACATCGCCTAGCACTTCCTGGGCAAACGCATTACGGCTGAATCGCACCCTGGCATAACCGCGGCGCTTGTCACCGTCGATATAGGCGCGCTCCACCACGCCAATGATCCGGTCCGGGTCATGGTTAAACAGCAGCGGTGCGCCATCATTAAGTCGGCTGAGGTCTGCTGCCTTGCCATCATGGCTCAGGATCTCATTGCCGAAATACCGGGCGACGGGATACTCGCTAGAGAACGGGAACTCAATCGTCCGATCTTCCACCTCGTCAAAGGTCGTTGCCAATGCGCGCTGATGCCGGCCGATGCCGGGCATCGCACGTAGCTCCTGGATCTTGCGCAGCGTGGAGAACTTATGGCCGACCATTGTCTCCGTAGGCCGCCAGCCCTCATCAGTCTCCGCATAGATGCGGATCAATGCTGCTGGATCCTCGGTTGTTGCTTCAATGCTGAACTCAGTGCCTGGCACCCCTAGCGTGCCCTCGCGCATGATGTGCTCAATGCGGCCGCGTGCAGTGCCGCCGCTTGAATCCCACTCCACGAAGTCGCCTTCAGTCAGCTCATCCGCTGCAGCGCGCTCACCAGTTGCTTCCTCAAACAGCATTGCGGTCATGTCGTGATCAGCCAGCCACTGCCGCGCTTCAGTTGGCGTGAACCGTGCCGCATCAAACCGCACGGCTTGAATCTCGGATTCGCCATCCTTGATGCCATAGATGAAGTCCACGCCTTCACCGCCCTCATCATTGACACGGCGCAGCTCGTCGTATTGATCAGGGTCGGTCAGCCTTGCGGCGTGCTCATTCGGATACGGCCGTGCTAGTTCCATCGCGCGATCTTGCAGTGCCTTGATCCTATCGGCCTTGGCTGTCGCCCAACTCTGGCCGGGATCGCCGCCCCATGCCGCCCATGCCACGCGGCCCGGTGATGGATATCCATCTTCGCCAGGGCTGAAGCCTTCGCCCTGCTTGTCCACCTCATGCCGCGCGAACCATGCCGCCATGGTGATCACCGTGTCGGGTGACAGCTGATAGCCACTCAGGATCTGGCTGGCCCTGGTGGCTGCCACATCAGTGCCGCCCTGCTGGCCGTCAGCCTTCCAGTCGCGGTAACGCTGCGCCTCAGCGCGCATACCATCCGTCGGCTCAAGGTTGATCTCAGTGCCGTTGACGTTTGCCATCAGGCGCCTTCCTCCGGTGCGGCATTTGCCTCGGGCGCATATGGATCCTGCGGGATGATCGAACCGGGCGGCCTGGCCTGCGTTAGGCCAGCGTTGCTCACTTTGCCTGGATCAATGTCAAGCACTAGGCCATGCTTCTCTGCCAGCAAGCGCTCAGCCTCTAGCTGAATAAACAGCTCTTCAAGATCGCCGCCTTGCTCGGCCACCACCTCCGACAGTGACTTGAAGCCACATCGCACGGATTCCTTGTAAGCCGCCACCTCCTTGGCGGGGTCCACCCACGCCCAGCCGCGTGGCATCCACCGCACCATCTTGTAGCGATCAGGCGCCACCTCAAAGCCCGGCAGCGATAACGCATTGCTCAGCACCGCTAGGTCCAGCCATTCGCTAAAGACCCGCCGGTGAAAGTTCTCAACCATCCATGCCTGCAGCACACGCCAGTGGTCGCGGTCTTCCAGCAGGCTCAGTCGGCTGCTGCTGTAGTTGGTCTGGCTGAAGTCGCGGCTGATCGTCTCATAGCTGCAGCCAATGCCGGCTGCCATGGCTCGCAGCATCGCGCGCAGGAATGGCTCGAACTGCCCATCAGGACTGTCAAGGCTTGGCACCGTGACCGACTCGCCGGGATTCAGATACTTGAACACGCCTGGCTCAAACTGGCTGACGCGCTCGCCATCCATCACATCATCACCAATCAGCTCGCCCTCTGGGCTGGTGATGAAGCCCATCAGCGCGCTACTGGCCCTGGCGCGCACGACCTCAGCCTGCTCGTAGCCGGCCAGGTGATGCAGGCGTTGGATGGCGCTAGCGAACCATGTCACCCCACGCGTCTGGCCCGGCCGCTCCGCGCGGTATAGGTGGATGATCTCCTCCGCCGGCACGCGCTTGTGGCGTTGCGTGCTGATCTGCTGGTTGCTGAACTGGTAATCACCAGGGTGATAAGCCAGAAAGTGATAGGCGATCGGCCGGCCCCAGCCGTCTACCTCAACGCCCATCCTGATCTCATTGCCTTCCTTGCTGCGGCCGTTCAGCCCATCGTCCAGCAGGTCAGCCTCCAGCACCTCCAGCGCCAGCGGGATTGCCCCACCGCCGAAGCCCTGCCGCACCAGGCGGATGAATACCTCGCCACTTTCAGCGCACGCGCGGATCGCAAGCCGCTCGATGTCCGCAAAGCTCAGCTTGCCGCCGGTGTGGCAATACCTTGCCTGCGACCACTGGCGCCATGCCGCTTCGATCGCGTCATTGATCGGCGCATCAAGTCGTCCACCGCGCTGCATCCGCACCTGCGCCTGGAACGGGATGCCCTGCCCGATCACATTGCTCTCGATTGCACGTAGCGCCTGGCGGGCGTAGTCATTGTCACGGCACAGCTGCCTTGCGCGATCGCGCAGCTTCTGCGCTGAGCCGTACACCTCGCTGTCGGCGCTGGTGTTGCTCGTCACCCAGTCCGCCGTCAGCCGGCTGAACTGCGCACCCTGGTACATGCGCCGCCGCGGCGCCACGGGTGCCGGCTGTTGCTTGCGCTTCTTCGCCATCAGCCGAACCTCACGAACAGATTGTGGGGGTTGCCGAGGCCATTAGCTGCCAGCTGTGCAGCTTGCTCGCGCTTCACCTCAGCTTTCAGCTTGGCCTCGAGCTGCAGCAGGTCCGCCATCGGCAGCTTCTTCAATCGCCTGCTGCCGATCGTGTATTCGGCCACCGCGCCGCCAGCCGCCATCGCGCGGATTGCGGCCTGCACCGCATCAAGATCCTGCTGCGCCTGGCTCCTGCCATCAAATGCACCAGGACTGCCGGCATACTGCAACGCCGCCAGCACCTCAAGCTGCCCGGCGCCTAGCGTCAGCTTCTCTGCGCCATAGGTTGCAATCGCCTGCCAATACCACTGCCCGGCATCGAAGCCGCTGCTGGTGCTAGCTGCAATGGTGAACTCCCATCCCTGCCCATAGGCAGTGCCGACGCTGGTGGCGCCTTCGCTTGCCGTGTTAGTGCGCAGGTAATAGGTCAGCGTCCAGGTGCCGCTGCTCACTGTATTGCCGAAGGCATCCACGCTCGGTTCATCCCGCCACTTCACGGTGTCGCCGGCCCTGATCGTCGCTGGGATGTTCACCGCTACCAGTTGCTAAGGAAGGCTGAGCCAGCCTTAACCGACTTTAGCGGCGCTCTAATCCGCGCTTGCTGTGGCTTATCCAGCTGATCCCAGATCGTCTTGCGGTCATAGCGCGTGTAGAGATGGCACAGCGCAGCGTACGCATACACCATGCAGTCCAGCGCCTCATTGCGCGCGGATGGCTTCTTCACCCATTCCCTCGTGGCAAAGCCTGAGCGGTTGTATCGCAGCACCTGCTTCTCAGCCGTCAGCTGCTCGAAGTATTCAACCGTTGCCTCCATGTGGAAGTGCAAGTAACCCGGCCCCGGCTCGCTATGGCGGATTCGTCCAAACAGCGTGGTCTTGATCGTGTCGCTGCCAACCGGATGCACGATCGCGCCGCGCTTCAAGGTCTGACCCTTAGCGTTCAGATCCACCTTGCTGCCCTTGCCGATCGGCGGCTTGCCCCGCTGACTGGCGCCCTTGATGGCGATCACGCCCTGCCGCGCGCGCTCCCTGGCGTATTGGTACACCTCAGCGGTGTAGTGGCCGCCGGAGTCAATGGCTACCACATGGGGCCGCAGGCCATGGCCCTGCGCATGTGGCCATTCACGTAGCACCAGCGCATCCAGTTGCTTCCACAAATCCGGCCGGCTCGGGTCGCCATAGATCTCCTGGTGATCCAGGAGCCAGCCTTCCTCATCCCTGCCCCATGCCCAGACGCTGATCGCCAGGCGGTTGTCCTGTACGTCAACGCCAACCGTCACAGCCAGCCCGCCATCAGGGACCACGCCAGGCTTGTAATGCTCGCACCGCTCCATCAGCCCGGTGGCGCTCACCTTGCTGGCGTAGTCCTCCGCAAATGTCTCCGCCAGGCGGGTGTTCACAAAGCTCTTGAGCATCGGCGCATCCGCCTTGCTGCGCAGGAACTCATCCACCATGTCGCCCCAGCTGAGCCAGCCCAGTGGGCTATAGAGACCGCTCAGTTGGAAGCCAGCAGTGCGCCCATCGCTTGGTGCCGTCGCGCGCCATTCGCCCTGCCGCAGCATCGCCGGCTTGTGCAGCTCACCGAAGCGCTCCTGACATGCCTCGCATTCATACATCGCGCTGGCCGGCTCATCCTTCTCCCATTTCAGCTGCGCCCACTTCAGCCATTGCATCGCACCGCAGCTCGGGCATGGCACATAAAACCGCCGCTGGTCGCTGCGGTTGTACTCCGCCTCGATGCGGCTGAAATCCTTAATCGTTGGCGTGCTGGTGAGCAGGATCTTCCGTCGTGCAAATGTCGTCGCGCGCTTCTCCGCCAAGCTCACCGGGTCGCCTTCACCGTCCACATCCAGAGGAAACGCATCCACCTCATCGAGGAACACGTACCGACACGGCGTCGATCGCAGGCCGGTGGCGCTGTTGCTGCCGGTCAGCAGCAGCATCCCGCCAGGGAACTCCTTGCTGAACATCGTGTTGCCACTATCCCGGCTGCGGCTTGGTGCGATGCGCTCCGCCAGCACCGGCGTATCGGTGATCATGCTCTCCAGCCGCTGCTTGCTCAGGCGCTTGGCCATCTCGACTGTGGGTTGCACCGCTAGCAGCGGGCCCGGCGCATGGTGGATGCAATAGCCCAGCCAGTTGCTGCCCGCTTCGGTCTTGCCAGTCTGCGCGGCGAACATCATCACCACGCGCTGCACCGTGCTGTTACTGCTCAGGCAATCCATCGGTTCGCGCAGGTATGGCGTCCGACTGGTGCGCCATGGCCCAGGCTCCGCTGATGCCTTGCTGCTGAGCATCCGATACCGGTCTGCCCACTCGCTGACAGTCAGCTGCGCCTCAGGCCGCAGCCCATCCATGAACCCACTGCGGTACGCGTTCATTCCGTCAGCTCCGACAGCGCCGCACGATGCTCATCGCTTAGCAGCTGGTGGATCACCGTAGGGTCCGTCTCCCCCGCCAGCTGGTGGCTAAGCCGATCCGCCAGGTTGGCCAGTGCTTCCCTGATGCTGCGCCCCAGCGCAAACGCTTCTTTCTTCACCTCATCAGCGCTGATCAGCTCACGCCGCTGTTGGCTCACTTGCAGCTTGGCCAGCTCCGCCTGGTAATGCTCGCGCCGTGCCCTGCTTTCATTCAGATCCGGAATCTCATCATCAGGCAGTGCATCCACCCTGCGCTTCAGCTCACGTGGCGTCGGATCCGGCAGTTGCACCTTGCTGCTGGCCGTCGCCTTGGTGTTCTTGTTCCATAGCTCCAACGCCAGATCACGATCAAGCCACCGCTGGCCATCTTTGTCCACGATCGCTGCCTTGATCCTGCTCTTGCTCGCGTGGGTCACCGCACCCTTCGTGCAACCCTTCAGCAATGCGAACTCGGCAAACGTGACCAGCAAGGGTAGTTTAATCACTAAACCGATGCTAAACCCTCACTAAACCCCCTGACGATCGTGTGCCCAGATCGCTTGCGCTGCAGGCGTTTAGGGCGTTTTGCGTCTGGCGCTAGATAATGTGCGAGGATCGAATATACC